GCTGGCGCCGAGGAGGTCCTCGACGAAATAGGCGGCGAATGTGGCTCGCCACCAGAATCTGCAAGGATTGACAACAGAGTTGGCAGCAAGCGCGTTTCGGCGGGGCGCGTGAAGTTCGGCCTCTAAGTGCGATCTTCTGAGCTGTTTGAAGGTGCCCTTTATGGCTACTCCACGATCAGCACTTTCGTGATGAAGATGAGCAGCTAGGACCCATCAAAAGGCCTTACCTAAGTCGCGCCCGAGGCAAATCTGGGGTTCACGTAAACCTTCTCTTCGGATGGCCTTGTCAGACCATTAAAAGGAAGAAGCAGCTCTCCTTGACGAGGATCGTGCTTCCCTCTTCGCTGAGGCTGGGCATCCGGCTGAGCCGCGCGTCGGGCAAGATGGTCGGAGGTTGGCAGGATCGGCCGAACTCCGTCTTCAAAGTATTCTTCAATCGAAACGATCTGGAGGCGCGGGTACTGGCTGCTTCCCACTGAGTAAAACCCAGCGCTTGCCGCATTGACCCGCATGTCGCGGGTTGGGCGACGCAAGCAAATGAAGAGGCCACCATCGGCCTTCTCCCTCTCGAGGACGCCGCGAAAGTCGCGCAGCTCTGACACCCCGACGTTTCGTCCCCCCTTAACGGAAGTGAGGATTCGACCAAAACCGCGGCCTGGGCCAGCCCTGAAGAAGATTTCCCCATCAATGCCGCGATCCGCGCCCCGCTTGACTTCACGCAGCTGCTGGACCCCAACCAGGTAGTTAGCCCACCACTGGAACTGGAACTTGTCACGCTCGGCGAGACGGGTTGCGCTCCGGAGATCGTTCGGTCGGCCATCGAGCTCGTACCCGACGCCCTCCTTCAAGCCAAAATGCCGCTCTAACCGATCCTGAATCACCTGTACCGCGTGGTAGGCTACGTCGATGCCGATCCATTGGCGCTGTTCTTTCTGGGCGACATGGACAGTCGTGCCGCAGCCACAAAATGGGTCGAGGACGACGTCGCCGGGGTTGGTCGACGCCGCAATGATGCGATCAAGGAGGGCAAGTGGTTTCTGGGTCGGATAGCCAAGCCTCTCCTTTGCAGTGTTGCCGACCCGCTGAATATCGACCCACACCGAGTCAGTCTGCTTTCCAGGCTTTTCGTCTAGATAGACCTTGCGACCGTCAAGCCTGGGAGTACCGTCCTTCCGCGTGAGGATCAGGCCCTTTTGCCACCACTCTTCAAGCTGATCGATCGAAGCTCCCCAAGCGCGATTGCCAGGCGGTTTTGAGCCTCGCCATTCGACCTTCCGATCAGCGGAGCCCCCCATCATAGTTAGGTCCTGCCCAGTGTAGAGCCTGCCGTCCGCATCCACCTTGTAGCGGGAAAGCTGTTCTGCCGAGTAGCCCTGAAACGTCTTGTTCCATGTGTATCGGTCGGACTTAGTGCAAAAGAGGATCGTGTCGTGCACCCTGGGAAACGTCTTCGACTTGACGTTGTGAGCGTTCGTCCTGCGCCAGATAATCTCATTCCTGAAGCGGCTAGGACCAAAGACCCCGTCCAGCATCAGCTTCAGGTAGTGACTCGCGGTCGGGTCGCAGTGAAGGTAGAGCGATCCCGTCGGCTTGAGCACCCGCCGAAGTTCGTGGAGGCGTACCGCCATCATGACTAGGTAGGCCATCAGGTTGCTTCGACCCAGGGCAGAGTGCAACGCGCTGACGAAAATCGCTAAAGTCCCGCCGATACGAGCAATCTCGTCGAAAGCCCACTCCGCCTCCTCGTCCCAGGTCCAGGTGTCGCGAAATGCTTCAGCTTGGGCCGAGACTGCCTTCTCCGGATCGAAGAAGACGTTGTAGCGTGCGTCACTATTGAAAGGCGGATCTAGGTAGACGAGATCGACGCATTCGTCGGCGATCTTTTCTCTCAGGATCTCGAGGTTGTTCCCGAAGAAGAGCTTGTTCATCTTCACCGCGCCCGTGGGCCCAAGGGCCGAAGTTGGCGACATCTCCCCCAAGATGGTCGGAGGAGAATCTATCGGGCACGAGTTTTCTCCAACAGAGATTAAGCATTTGTGAGCAAGTTCAGGAGCCGATGGTGCAACGCTGCAACGTCAGATTGCCCAATTCCCGATGATCAGCTCACCCCGCCCGGCCTCTTCGACGGTCTTCTTCGACCCGATCGAATAGGTCGTTCGGACCTCGGTCAGGTGGAACCGGCCGAAGATCTGGCGGACGTCGGGGTGGTCGTTCAGGGACAAGAGGAACCGGCCCTTGATGCGTCCGAGCTGGTCCGCCATTTCCTCGAACCGCGCCCGCGAAAAGAGGCCTGGGCCGTAGTCGCCCTCGTTCCCGTAGTAGGGCGGGTCGAGGTAGAAGAGCGTGCCCCGCCGGTCCAGCCGATCGATAAAGGCTGCGTAGTCGAGGTTCATCACCGTGACCCCGGAGAGGCGGGCATGCAGGGCCTCGAGGTCGGGCTCGAGGGTGGTCAGATTGAACCTGGCCGGACGCTCGGTCGCGACCCCGAAGTTCCGCCCCGAGATCTTGCCGCCGAAGGCCAGGCGCTGGAGGTAGAGGAACCGGGCGGCGCGCTGGAGGTCGGTCAGCGTCTCGGGGTCGACCGCGACCAGGCGCTCGAAGTTGGCCTGCGTCGTGATCTGGAAACGCAGGAGGTCAAGGAAGGCGACGTAGTGCTCCTGGAGCATCCGGAAGAGCGTGTAGACCTCACGGCCACGGTCATTGATGAACTCGGCCCGCGGCGCCCTTGTCCGCCGTAGAAAGATCCCGCCCATTCCGACGAACGGTTCGGCATAGGTCTCGTGATCGTCGCGGTCGATGATCGCGCAGATCCGGCGGGCAAGGTTCTTCTTGCCGCCGAGGTAGGGGGCGATCGGGCGGATCGGGTGGACTTCGGTCTGGGGCATTTCAGGCGATTCCTTAAGGATTTGCCCCGAGCCTGATCGGGCAGGGGCGGCCATAAGGTTCTCTTGGTCGGCGGGGCGGTTCTTGGCCTTCAACCCCGTGTTGAAGGGGCGCTCCAACGCCCGTTCAACCCCCTGTGCAGGGGGTCAGAAATTGTCCCCTATGGTCACCGGGATGTAGCCCTCCGATGGGACGGTCTCTTGCAGGCCGCCCGGCCAGATGACCTTGAAAAGGCCCATGCAGCTTTTCCGGGCCTGGCCGGTATCGGTCGCGCCCCATGGGTAGAAGACGACGCCGTCCGCCGGCGTCAGGGCGGTCGAGACGCCGTTGATGTCGTAGGTCCCGTTCGCGATCACGGCGGCCTGGTCGTCGATGAAGACGGCGTCGGTCGCCTCGTCCCGCAGGCTGAAGTTGCAGCTCGTGGCCCCGACCAGGCTGAAGCCGAACTTGTACGCGATCCAGGGGCGGCGGTCGCCCTGGCGGATGGTGAACTTCGCGGCCATCAGGCGATCTCCATGATCTGGCCCCGGCGGGCCGGGTTGAGGATTGTGCCCACACGCGGGTCGTCGTTCAGGATGCGGCCGGGCGGGCGCGGGCGGGAAAGAAGACGGCCCTGGCGGCGGGCCTGGGTGAGGAGCTGGCCCGCACGCGGGGTGTCGCTGGCGAAGGCAAGGCTGCCGAAATCGTAGGCTCCGACCTGGATGCCTGTGGCCGTGCCGGTCAGGGGCAGCGTGCCAGAGGCGGCGGCACGTGCCGGGGCGTCCGCGTCGCCGGAACCGCCCAGGGGCAGGCTGCCGGAGCCTTGCGCGGCGGCCCGGGCATCCGCGTCGGCCGCACCGGTCAGCGGCAGATCGCCCGCGCCCTGCGCGGTGGCCCGGGCGTCGGCATCGGCCGCGCCGGTCAGGGGCAGGGTCCCGGCCGCCTGTCCCTTGGCCAGGGCATCCGCGTCGGCCGAGCCTGTCAGCGGCAGCGTGCCGGCGGCCTCGGCATTGGCGTTCGTGCCGGTCGTGCCGCTGGCGCTGCCGCTCAGCGGCAGAAGGCCGCTCGCCTGGGCCGTGGCCCGTGCAGCCCCGGTGGCGCTGCCGGTCAGGGGAAGGGAGCCAGCCGCCTGCCCAGCGGCGCGGGCGTCGGTATCGGCCGAGCCGGCCAGGGGCAGCGCACCGCTGGCCTGGGCGGCGGCGCGGGCATCCGCATCGGCCGCACCGGTCAGAGGCAGCGTGCCCGAGGCCGCGGCCGTCGCGCCAGCACCGCCCGCTCCGCCCAGGCTGATCGTATCGCCGCCAAGGACGACCCGGTCGCCGTTGAGAAGCAGGATCCCCATCAGTCAGCCAGCTTCGGAAACCGCGCCTTGACCTCGGCCACCTTGGCCAGCCAGTCCTCGCGGTCGCATTCGTCGCGCTGCCACTTGAAGAACATCGGGTCAGCTTCCTCGGCCAGCGCCTGGCGCAGGGCGGCGTCCCGGGCGGTCTCGGCCTGCCGCGCCGCCTCGGCCTTCTCGGCTGCGATCTCCTCGGGCGTCGGCTGATTGGGCGGCTCCGGTTCGCGCGGCAGCCATGCGCCATCGACCCTGCGGTGCGTGATCAGGGTTTCGGCGTCGACGCCCTCGACGAACTCGGCACCCTCGACCCACGCCGGTCCGAACCACGCGGCGAGCCCTTCCGGTGTAAAGCGGACCCAGAACCCGAGCTTGATGCTGTCCTGCATGTCAGAAGTCCGTTTCGATGTAGAGGCCGAAAAGGCAAATACCGATGACCGAAGATGTCCCTCCGACCGAGAATGACGCGTAGGGGTTCAGCCCGGTCGTCGTCGACGGAAGGTCGGTCGTGACCGTGCCGGTCGCCACCGCACCGGTGTTCAGGTTGGTGATCTCGTAGTTCACGCTTTGCGTCGTCCCCGGTCGGCTAAACATCGCGATCTCATAGACATCGGTCCGATCTGCCGTCGGCACCGGAAAGCTTGGCCCAAGGTCGATCTTGGTCGACACGCCCGATGCATCGTTGTGAAAGAACTGGATGTTCGCGTCGGCGGAATCCCATCCCATGCCGACCTGATTTGTGCGCGACGAAGGCTCCACATCCGTCCCCGCCCCGGTCGAGGTGTTCATGCCGACAAAGGCCCGCGTCGTCGTCGTGGCAACGCCGGTGGCCGGGCCCCAGCGGCAGACGAAGTGAAAACCGCCGTCGCCGGCTGCGTTGCTGCCGATCGTGAACTGCGCCGCACCGCCCCGGAAACCGACCAGCGCCGTCGTCGATGCAGTCGTGATCAGGTATTCGACGCCCCGCATCTTGGAATAGCGGTTCGTCGCCGCCCAGTTCTTGGCCGTGGCCGTCCCTGCCCCGTTCAGCACGATCCCCAGCGTGTTGACCGTGGCCGCGTTCCCCGTCGGAAGGGCGTAGCCGATCTTGTTCCGCGCTAGGTAGGGCTGGAGCGAGGTATCCAGCCCACTCGGCCCAATGATCGCAGGCAACAATCGCCCGGCCACATCGCGCCCAAAGAGCTTCAGGCCGCCGGCGGCGGGCGGGCTTGGGGTTGCTACCGCCTTCAGGCCAAGTTCGACCAGCCGGTTTAGCAGCCCCATCGCATCGGGTGAGCCCTCTTTCATCACCACGAAAAGGTCGGCGAGGTCCTGGTCCCGTGGCGTCAGGAGTGCCAGGTCGATGTCGGCCATGCCTTACGCTCCGCCGGCGTTGATCGTGAAAGAGATCACCGTCACCTGCTGGCCGACCGCGAGGACGTTGTTGTCGATGGTCATGTCGCCGCCGCCGCCCGTGGCAGTGACGCTGCCCTGGATGTGGCAGGTGGCCCCCTGCTTCAGCCGGAAATGCCCCACGGTGCCGGCGGCATCGGCGGCGAGATCCTGCCATGCGCCAAGAAGGCTTTTCGCACCCGCTGCCGCCGCCGCCGCCCAGTCTGCGGGCAGAGCCATGGAGGCGAGGAGCGTACCGGTATCGGCGGCGGCGGGGTTGGCCGGTGCAGGGCCTGAACGGAGCTCAAGCGTCGGGGATGCACCGATCAATGTCTCGATCGCGTCGAGGCTGGCGTTGCGGGCTGCGGTTGAAAACTGGAAGGCCATGGTCAGGGTCCTTTGGTTGCAAGGTCGGCAAGGGTCTGGGTGAACGCGGTCTCGATGGCGCGCAGGGCCTCGTCGTCCCGGGCCGCGGCGATGGCGTTCATCGCGATCTGCCGGGGGCGCTCGGTCGCGGCTCCGATCGTCTTGAAGGCCTCGGACAGGTGCAGCCAGATCTGGGCCAGCTGCCAGGGCGTCGGCGCGGTGACGCCGACCTCGTTCGCCAGAAGCGGGTAATCGTCCAGCGTCGCGGGTTCGCCCGCCTGGTCGGCCTCGCGAATGTAGGCCAGCGCCTCGGCGCGTTTCTCGAGGTAGAGCGCGTCCTGCCCGGCGATGGAGGTGTAGAACTGCCGGCGGAAGGTGTCGGCCTCGGCATTGATCCGGGTCACGCTGGCCGCGCGGGCGCGGTCAAGCATGACGGCCCGCCAGGCTGCGATATCCTCGGCAGAGGGGGCTGGCTCGGGCTCGGGCAGCGTCGGCCGCTCCTCCCAGACCCCATCACGATAGCGCAGGCGGGAAAGGTCGGCCTTGGTGAAACGTTCGGGCAAGGGCACCGCACCGTCAGGCAACTCGCGCAGCCTCCCGCCAGCGGTCGGATAGCCGTCTGAGTCGATGAAGGCAAAGTCGATCATCGCGTCACCTCGGCGACCGCGAAATTGATCTCCTTGATCCACGTTTTCGCCGGGTTCCAAGTCGACGTGCGGCGAGTGCAGACGACGCGGTACTGAATGTCCTCAAGTCGCTCGGCGATGCTTCCCGTGCTCGAGAACGGATTCCAGACATTGGTGCCGAACTCGCTGACGTATGGGGCACTGAACTCTACCACCAGCTCCCAGGCACTGTAGGGCAGCCCATAGGGTTTCCGCCTTGTCTCAAGCGCGACCTTCATCTGGTTGGGGGAAGTGTCGGAGGCGAGCGTGTTGCTGAGCTCACAGATGAAGGCCCGGCGCCAGATTTCCCCGACGTTCACCGGGCCATGGTTGTAGGTCAGGAGGACCGTCCCGGTCGGCGTGTCGTTCGCAAGGATCGGCCCCGGCACATACACCTCGAACCTATCCGTGACGGATCCAATCGCAAGGTCCGGCCGCAAGAGCAGGGTCGCAGGCGTCGTCGCGGCCATCCAGGCCGTCCAGTCACTCGGCCGGTCGACGACCGGCTGGGCGCGCACCTGGTAGACGGTCGAGGGCAGGATGCCTTCGGAGATGATCAGCGTTCCGGCAGCGACGTCATGAGTCGAGCCGCGCGCGATCACGACACCGGTCGCCTGGACGCGGGCCTCCCAGAAGATGCCCGTCACGTCTGGCAGGTCCGTCGACCAGGTCATCACGAGGGCCGGGCGCCGGGCGGTGCCGGACGCGTCCGGGATCGAGGCCCCGCTCACGGCAAAGCCCGGCAGGGTCTGGACGGCCGGAAGGACGGGCAGGACCGAGATTTCGGGCGGGGCGGCAAGCTCGGGGTAGCTGTAGTCGTCGGGATCGCGTTCCTTCAGGATCAGCGCCTGCAGCCCGGTCAGAAGATCCTCGGTGAGACCGGCGATCTCGAACACCTTGTCGGTGTAGCCATTGCCGGGGCTGGTCCAGGTCAGCGCGTCCAGGGGCTCGATGCGGGCAAAGTCGGGAGGCAGCGTAAGGTCGTGTCGGCGAAAGCGCCGCTCTTCCTCGACATAGGCGTACATCAGGCGGCGCACCTGGGCCGGATAGGGCACGGCGACGAGGTTCAGGTCGGCCACGAGGCGCTGGCCCTGGTCGGCGGCCTCGTAGGTCGCGTTGAAGTAGGGTTCGGCGTCCTTCGACTGCCACGCGCTGGCCGGGTCGGGATAGCTTGCGTTCGCCCCGTTGTAGCTTGACGCAAAGCTCGGGAAGGGCAGGAAGTCCTGGGGCTTGGTGATGACGATGTCGTCGTCGGTGAAGGACATGACCGGCAGGCCGGGCGGACCGACGCGGATCTTCCACTGGCCGCCGATCTCGGCCAATTGGCCCGAGCAGGCCTTCATCAGCTCGGCCAGGACGTCGGCGGGCTCTTCGTCGACCGCGACCTCGAGCCCTGCGCGGAACTGCGGCTCGGTGCCGGCCGCGCCATTGCTGACCGGAAGGTCGCATTCGTTCATAGCCGCAAACCAGGTGGCCAGCGGCAGGTCCGCCTCGGGCAGGTTGCCGCCCCAGATGCTGTTGTCGGGCAGGCTGATGCCGCGCATGACGTTGTAGGCGGCGACCACCGGGTTGGCAGTCGGCTCCCACGTCGCCTTGTTCGCCCAGCGGTGCGCGCCCGAGCCCCCGACGGTCGTATCCTTCCGGGGGTCGTAGAGCGGGATCCCGTTCATCTCGAACCGGCAGCGCGGCAGGCCGGGGAAAAGCTCGCGGTTGTACTTGAAGGTGACGATGGCATAGCAGAGCCCGCGCCCGATCATGTCCCCGTTCCACGGCCGCTCGGGATAAAAGCCGTACTTCGAGGCAAGCATCGGATCGACCACTGTCTGGGTGCCGTCGTAGTACTTGACCCAGGCATGGCCGGTGTACTCGCCCAGGACCGGGAGCCCGTAGGTCGGGTCGGCGACCGCGCCCAGGAAGACGTACTGGCTGTTGATCATCACCCGGCTCAGGGTCGCGCCCGGGATGTCGGAAAGCACGATGACATAGGTCAGGAAGGCGTTCGGGGTCTGGCCGGCGGTGCCATGGCTCATCGGCGGGGCGGCAAGCGTGCCGGCCGTCGCGTATTTCAGAAGCGGGAAGGCTTGCGGGTTGATGCCGCCGGTCTGGGTGACCTTGGTCTTGATCCCGGGCTCGCGCGGGGCATCGGGGCGCATGGCGCGCTGCAGGGCCGACAGGGCGACCACGACCAGGAGGCGACCGAAAAAGGTGGTGAAGAACCCACCGGCCGCGAAGGCGGCGGTGACCGAGGTGGCGATCGCGGCGATGGCGGCTCCGACGGCGGGCATCAGGGCACCCGGAACGCAAGGCTGGCAGCGCTGCGGGGGATGAGGCCAAGCCCAGGGTCCTTCAGGACGAGGATGCTTTCGCCCTCGAAGATCCCCAGTGCCGGGGTGCCGATCTCGCCGATCACGGCGACGTCGCCGACCATGGCAAAGGCCGGTGGCACTTCGTCCAGAAGGCTACGGACGAGGGCGACGTGATCGGCCAGCCCCTCGGCCGCAAGCCGCTTCAAACCCCCTTTCAAGGTCGTGTAGGCCTCGCGGAATTCGGCGGCCGGATCGGCCCCGGTCATGGCTTCGACCGCCCCGGCGACGAAGAGGGCGCAATCGTGCCGCCCATAGACCAGGGGCTCGTCCCGCACCGCGGCGAGGTAGGTCACCAGGCGCGGTCGCCAGTCGGGAAGGCGCGGCGGGATCTTCACTTGTCCGACCTCTGGTTCATGATGGCACGGACCAGGCTCGCGGCGGCCGGGTTGAACGCGGCAGAGGCTGCACCAGCCCGGCGCTCGCCCCAGTAGACGTCGACCTCGCCCGAGACGTCGGCGTACCGCATGAACCGGTCACCCAGCCGTCGCTTCTGCGACTCGTCGGACCGTTTCAGGGTCAGGGTCCGGGTCAGATAGCGCGCGGACGAGGCGACCGTGACCTCGCAGCGGGTCGCCCCGCTGTCGGCCTCGATCGTCAGCTCCACCTCGTCGATCAGCCCCTTGAAGACGCGGTGCGGTTCGCTGATCAGCTGGCTGGTCACGGGATCGAAGAGTGCCCGGTGGATCTCGATCGGGGCAAAGCGCGAGTCAAAGGTGCGGATCAGGGTCGCGACCGTGTCGTTCAGGGGTGACAGGGTCAGGCGCTGCATCCGGACATTGATCCCGGCCTGCGAGACCAGGGGCGGCACGCCCATCAGGCCGCCCGCGCCGACATAGGTCCGGGGGCTGCCGCCGATGGTGAAGCTCCGGTCGTCCGACCCGGTCCAGAGGCCAAGGAATTCTGGCAGGCCGGTCGTGCGGTTCCGCGCCTGCACCCAGATCAGGATCCGCGCGACGATGTCGGTGCGGTTCTGGAAGGCGTTCTGGGTGGGGGTGTCGAAGCTGCGCATGGCTACCTCAGGCTCTGGACCCAGTCGAAGGCGAGGCCCTCGTAAAGCGTGCTGCGCCCCGTTGCGTCGGTGGCGCTGCCCGCGACCATCACTGCCTTGCAGAACGGCTTCCGCAGGGTGACGGCAGCCCCCGCGACGGCACCCGGGCGGATCGCCGGATGGATCTCGAAAAGCGGCGTCTGGCCCGACCCGTTGGCAACGACCGTCGTGTCGACGACCTTGTGGAGCGCCTGGCGGGTGACCGAAAGACTCGTGTAGGCAAAGGACAGGTAATCGCCGGAGCTCAGGGTGTAGCCGGCCGGCAGCCCGGTCAGCGACAGCTCGCGCGGGTCGGCCCCGAGGGCAAGGATGGTGACGGCTGCGGCCCCAAGGATCGCTCCGGTCGGATCGAGAAGCGGGTTCGGACGCCGGCGGTCGTACATCAGGAACGACTTGCCCGGGCCGCGCAGGGCGCTTATCAGCACGTCCGGCCGCCCGAACTCGGATCGCGTCATCGGCCCAAGCTCGATGCGCCCGCCCCAGAGCCGCTCGCCCATGTCGGCCGTCAGCTGCTCGCCGCCGGCGGTGCGCGACTGGCTCATCTGCTCGATGAGGTTGCAGGTGGCCGAGGCGACAAGCAGCGTGTCGGCGAATGTGGCCAGGGCCAAGGGATAGGTCAGCGCCATCAGCCCCTCCGCTTCTGGTCGCGGCTGACGCGCTGGAAGGCGACGGGGACGCCCTCGCGGTCATAGACGCTGATCATGGCGGCGGCCCCCTTGCGGATCTTTGCCTCGATGGCCTGGTCGCCCTGGACGCCGCGCAGGTCCATCATGATGGTGGCCGGCATCTGGCGGCCGGAGCGGCCTGTCACGGTGCCGCCCGCATCGCCGATCGGGCCGCCGGCAGCGCGGCCAGGTCCGGTGCGGCCCCCGGCGTTGATCGCCTCGAGGAGCTGACGGTTGCGGGCCGTGGCGCGGGCATTGACGACGAACTCACCATTCGAGAGCGGCGTCAGGATCGAATCCGACTTACTGGTACCGGGGCCGTAGACCATGCCGCCCTCGGCCTTGCCGGGGCCGAAAAGGCCGGACAGAAGCGACTGACCACCGAAGAGGCTGCCGAACGGACCTGACCCGAAGAGCGCGCCCTGGATCCCGGCCTGGATCAGGCTGTTGACGATGTTCTTCAAGACGTCGTTGAAGGACTCGCCCTTGACGATCAGCGACTCGAGCGCCTGCGTACCGATGTCCTCGAAGAACTCGGCGCGCGCCTTGGCCCCTTCCATCAGGAGGGCCTCACGTTCGCGCGTGGCGATCAGCTCCTCGACCTTCTGGCGCTCGGCCTCGGTCGCCCCGGTCAGCGCCTCGCGGTGCTGCAGCATCTCGGCCTGGATCGGGTTCGTGACGCGCAGCGCCGCGATCTCGCCTTCAAGCCCGGTGATCAGCTCCTGCAGCGCGCTGGCCTCCTCCCGTGCGGCCCCTGCGCCGCCGCCGCCACCGGGGGTGCGGACAGGCTGGTTCCGGGAGCCGAGCGCGTTCTGCGCGGCCGTGCCGCCCGGCGTCCGTCCCCCGTATGCCGTCAGTGCCTGCCCGCCCGGCGAGAACTCGATCGCCATCTGGTCAAGCTGGTCCTGTGCAGCTGCTGCCGCCTGCGCCTGGCCGATGGTCGCAACGATGTCCTGCGCCATCCCCAGAAGCTGACTAGCGACAGGAAACGCGGCCTGGAAGGCGGCGGTCAGGCGGCTGCCGTCGGCTGCGTTCAGCGTGCTGACGACTTTCTGGGCCGCCCGGCTGAGAACTTCAGCCGCCGCGGCAGCACTGTCGCTTTCGGTCGCCACGTCGCCGGTCGCGACGGCGGCCGCGCGCAGGGCAGCTTCGGTGTTGAGGACGCTCTGGTAGAAGGCCCTTTGCTCTTCGTTCATCCCGGCGACACCGCCGGTGATCTCGGCAAACCGTGTCCTCAGCGCTTCGACGGCCGCCAGCTGCTCACCAACACCCGAGGCATTTCCGAGGTCGGAGAGCAGCGCCCTGATTTCGCGCACGACCGGGTCAAGCCCTGCGCGCACGTCCTTCGGATCGAAGCCGAGAAGGCCGGCAACTTCGCCAACCTCGGTGTTGAAGAAACCGTCCCCGATCGAGTCCCGGAGCTGCTTCGCGGCGGCGTCGGCCTCGCGCATGATGTCGGCAATGCGCAGGGCGTTCAGCTCGCGCTGCATGGCGACGAGCTCGGGTGTGACCGCGCCGAAGGTCTCGCGCAGGTCGTCCAGCGACCTTCCGCTCTCGTCGCGCCAGTTCTTGACCGCGTCTGTGACGGCCTTGATCCGGTCCTCTAGGGTTACTGCCTCCTCGCCAGCGCTCATCAGCCACTGGATCATGGCGGCGCCACCTGCGAGGCCCGCGATGAAGACCAGGTTCATCGGGTTGAGCATCTGCAGGAATGCCGCGCCCAGGGCCTGCACCGCTCCGGCCGCCCCCATCGGGCCGATCACCTGGGTGATCTGTGTTCCCTGTTGGATCGCCAGCTGCAGCGGGTTTTGTCCCGCCGCCAGCATCATGCCGATGTCGTTGAACTGCGCGACTAGGTTGCCGGTGGCCCCGGTGGCCATCTGGGTGCTGCGCGTGTAGGCCTGGTTTGCCTGGGCCGCGCCCCGACGTGCGGCCGCCTCGGCCGTTGCCGCAGCCGCCCCGGCCTTCGAGGACGCGGTCGCCTTGTCCGTCGCCGCCCCCACGCCCTGCACCCCGCGCGCGGCGGCCTCGATCTCGGCTTTTGCGGCGGTGGTCTCGGCACGAAGGACAAGGGTGAAGTCGAGGCTCACGGGAACGTCTCCTCGTTCCCGGCAGCGATGGCCCCGGCTTCGATCAGCTTGATGTCGGACCAGAGGGCAGGGGTCACTTCGACACCTGCGTTCTCGAGGTCGACGCGGACCCCGGCATAGTCAAGGCCGGTGCGGCGCAGGGTGCCGTCGCCGGGGGCGACGATGCGCCATTGCGTTGCGACCGACAGGAAGGCGTGCAGCGCCGCCACATGCTCTTCCCAGATGCCTTCCTCGGGTTCATGGTCGTCTTCCTCAAGGATCAATCCCCAGCGGCGGGCATCGTCCGCCGCCTCATCTCCCGGTCGGCGTTCCCCGCCGAGCGTGCCGGTCGCCCAGGCGCGCCCGGCCCAGATCAGTTTCCCGCGCGGGCCTTTGCCATCGCGAGCGCATAGGCCCGGATCAGCGCGAACTGGACGAAGGGCGTGCGGAACAGGCGGTCGGACACCTCGTCCGAGGGCGGCATGGGCTGGTCGAACTCGTCCACCACGTCGCCGAAGCCGGACACGATCGCCCGGCAGTAGCTTTCGGTGCCTTCCGGGGTATGCAGGTCGTGGTGGGCCAGCTCGTCCTGGGGGACGACGCGGAACGTCACCTTCAGGGACTGCTCCGCATGCCCGCCGTCGACCGGGACCATGACGGGAACGGAATGGGTGAAGGTCGGGTTCTTGACGATCTTGAACATGGCAGCCTCGGTTGGGGGAAGGGGTGGCACGGGCAGACCTGCCCGTGCGCGTCAGGCCAGCGTCAGGGTCCACTGGTTGTTGCCGGAACCCGTGGGCAAAGGTTGCAGGCTCAGGGGCCATTCCTTGATGCCTTGCGCGTTCTCCAGGCCCTGCGGGCGCTGCATCTGGGCCGAGGGCGCGTTCAGGGTCGCGATGTTGCCCGCACCGATCCCGTGCACCAGGTTGACCGGGACGGCGGTCTGCGCGGCGGCAAGTGCGAAGGGGTTGATCAGGGTCAGCGCCTCGGCCTCGACCTGGCACTTGATCAGGTCTTCGCGCTGGGTGATCAGGATGCCTTCGGCCCCGACCAGGAAGCGCGGCTCGACCTGGCAGCCGAGATCGAGCTCGAAGGTCCGCATGACCATCGACACGCCGTTGATCGTGAATGTCGGCGTGTTGGCCGAGGACACCACGCGGGGGGCCCGGAAGCCGGTCAGCACCGGGTTGCCCCGCGCGGTCTCGGCCGGCTGGGTGAAGAGACCGGTGAACTCGAACTCGATGTAAGGAATGCCCTGGGCGTTGATCGTGAACTTGGCCGTGCCCCGGCAGCCGGTGATGGCGTAGCGGGTGGTGCCGATCCAGAGGTAGAAGGTGCCCGAGGCCTGGTTGTCGGTGATCGGGTTGTAGACGACGCTGACGCCGGCGTTCACCACCTGGGCGCAGCCGCAGGCGCGCAGCAAGGGGCCCCAGGCCGGCGCGGTGCCGGCAGTGCCGGATGGGGCGAGTTCCACCTTGAAGCTCAGCTTCTGGTGCAGCTCGTTCGGGATCGTGCCCTGCGGGCCGAAATACGGCAGGTCGAGGTCGCGGTTGACGTCGCTGCCCTGCATCGGCTGCAGCTTGACCTCGGTCGCAAGGATCGCGTCGGTGCCGACGACCGGCACAGGATCGACGCCGTAGGTCGTCTCGATCTTGAAAAGCAGGATCTTCGATCGCCACGAAAGCGGGGTCGTCATCTCAGGCCTCCTTCACGGCAGTGCGGCGGGACTTGAAGGCCGGTTCGGCGTCCTCTTGAACGGAGGCTTCAACCTGGGCTTCAACAGGGGCTTCCGCCGCCGCTGCCCGGACCGCGAGCCGGTAGCCTTCCGCCGTCGGGGGCTCGACCATGGTCAGGCTGCCGTCCTTCTCGCGGATGTAGGATCCGCCACCCGATGGAAGGTTTTCTGCGGGTAGGGTCTGGTCGGTCATGTCGGGATCCTCAGCTGGTCGCCCAGGGCGAAGTCGATCTGGTAGAGAAGCGTGCCGGTGGCCATGTTGACGACCTGGCCACGGACCAGGCGGAAGACGCCGACGGCATGCTCCGGCCCCCAGCCGCAAAGGGCCTCGATCACCGCCCACTTGACCTCGTCGAAAAGGTCGAGCGCATTGCCGCCCGGCCCCTGCACATTGCGGAAGGTGAGATAGACCGTGACCGTCTCGTCATAGGACTGGCGGAAGAAGCCCGTGCTGGCGTCTGCCGTGCCGCCCGCAAGCCCGGTCGCGATGACGTTCGCCGCCGGGGTCACCTGCGGCAGCTGGTTCGCGCCCATGAGCTGCGCCAGGTGCGCGGCCCCCTCGACCCGGCCGGCAAGCGTGGGCACACGTTCCTTCAGGCGGTCGATCACCAGGGCGGCGACCGTGGGGTCATTCTCATCCCGGGGCATCAGACGAACCCCGTCATGTTGTCTTGGGTCAGCTGGCGGTCGCGGTCGGTGATCCGCGCGCCGGAGCCTTCGACGTTCGGGGCCTCAAGGCCGGCGGCGGTCAGGGCGACGGTGCCCGCGCTGATGTCGCGCAGCATGGCCAGTGCCTCCTTCTGGTCGGCGACGATCTTCTCGTCCGGCTGGAAGGTGTGCAGGCCGTAGAAGACGAGGCTCCCGGCGATCTTCACGAGAAGCGGCTGGGCGACGGTGAGGGGCAGCTGGTACCGGCGGGCAAGGTAGCCGTCGATCACCGCGTCAGCATCGGCGATGGCGCGGTCGATCACGGCCTCGTCGATCACCCCGGCCGGGAACGGCCCGCGATCGGTGACCGCGATCAGCGCGGTGTCTCCGTAGCGGTCGGTCAGCTGGGCCAGGGTGACGTAGGCCATGGGATCAGGCCTCGCCCAGGACGAGGACGGTCAGCTCGGGATCGGCGTTCAGTAGCGCGATCTGTTCTTCGGCCAGGTCAGCGGCCGGGATGTCCACGGGCTCGGGGCCGAAGTGACGGCCAGCGCGCCAGCGGCCCTTGGCCGGGCCCTTCACGCGCAGGACAAAGCCGGTGGCGACCGGCGGCTTCACTTCGGGATCAGGGACCACCGGTGCCGCGGCCGTTGCTGCCAGCGCAGCCTCGGCACCGGTGGTTTCCGGCATTTGGGGGGAAGCCGGATCAGGGGTGACCGGCGCAAGGGCCTGGGTCACGGTTTCAGGCAAGGGTTTGGCCTCGGCCGCGGCTGCGATGGCAGGGGCAGGGACCGGGGCAGGGGTCGGGGCCGGTTTGGGCTTCGACGGGCGGGACATGGGCGTTTCCTCTGTTGGGAAGGCTTGATCGAGGAAGGGGCCGACCGGTCGGGCCGGCCCCTCTGCTGGATCAAGTCGGTGGTCAGGCTCGGGCGGTCAGGCTCAGGCGAGCCACGGAACGACCAGAAGCTCGGCCGTGCCCTTCCACTCGTTGGTCTCGCCGCCGGTGGCGTATTCCGAGTTCAGGATCTTCCGGGCGGCGCTTTCGAGGCTCGGAGGCACGACCAGGAGGTTCGGGGTGATCCCCAGCGGGCGGCCGTAGTCGCCCTTCATGCCCATGAGCGTCGAGCGCGCGGTCGCATATGCGGCGGCATTGAGCGTCTGCTGCGAGCCGTAGGCCATCTGCCAGAAGCCGTAGCCGGTATTCGCCCGCGCATCCGAACCGTAGAGAAATTCCTTGTTCTTGAAGACGTTCTCGTCGGTCGGGTTGTCGAGTGCGGTGAACTGGAAATCCTTCCGCTTCTGAAGGATGATCGGCTTGATCGCCCGGCTGACGTCGAGAAGGAACCACGGCGTGCCGGCACCGCCCCCCGTGTTCGAGACCGCGGTCGGGTTGCCGTTCTCGTCCAGGACGGGGTGGTCGGTGTCGAAGAAGAACTGGCCGTCGTAGCAGTTGGTGGTGAAGCCCGCCTTCAGCTGGGCGAAGACCATCAGGTCCCACTGCGCGCCGGTGGCCATGCCCATCTCGGTGAAGAGCGGCGTGTAGATCCCGAGCGTGTCGGTCTCGATATCGTCCTTGTCGACCGCGAGCGTCAGTTCCAGCGCCTTTTCCTTGATGGCGTAGTCGTGCTGCTGGAGGTTCTGGACGGCGCGCGGGCCGACCCATTCGCGGACGTTCGGGATCTTGCCGAGCCAGCCGTACTTCTGTTCCTTTTGGGAAGAAGGGACGACGGTGGCCACCCGGGCATAGGCGGTCGACGCCTGGGAGAGGCCGTTCTGGAAGGACGTCTTGAAGCCGACGCGGAGGCTGTCGAGGTTCGCTGCGTTGACGAGCATGTCTGGGGTTCCTTACGAGAGCACGGCGCGGGTGAGGGCTTCGTCGAACCGGACCCAGACGCCCTGGGCGTCCACCATTTCGACGACGCCTGCGGGCGAGCGGGTGTTGGTGCCGTTCGTCTTGGCGACCGTCTGGTCGTCGACGATGTAGCAGACGGTGCCGATGTCGGCCTTGGTGATCAGGTCACCCGCCGACGAGTTGGCGAAGCGGTGCACGCCCGGCCGGTAACGGATCGGGGTGACGCCGGCGGTGGTCGAGGCCAGGCGTTCCTGCGCCACGCCAGCGCCAAAGCAGGCCAGGGCAGTCGCGCCCTCGATGAGATCGCCAGTGGCGTTCCGCATCAGGATGGCACCGGCGAAGATCGCCTGGTTCAGCCCCAGCGTGCCGGTGCGCTCGTCGCCCTCGGCACGCGGGGTGTTACGGTCTTGGGTCAGCGGCGGCATCAGGCGTTCTCCTCAGCCAGGGTTTTCGCGTAGGCCTCCTGCGAGAGGCCGAGTTTCGTCGCCGCCTCGACCTGGGCCGAGTTCAGCGAGACCGCGCCGTCCTTCGCAGGCGGCGGGGTGGTGAGGGCGCCGGTTGCGGTCAGCATCGGCATGCCGTTCACGAGGCTCTCGGCCGTTTCCTTGTCGGACATGTGCAGCGCGATCATCGCCTCGCGGTTCGCGGCGTTGACCCCGGCGCGACGGTCGGCGATGGCCTTGTCGATGAAGGCCTCGGCCGACTTGCGCTTCTCGCCCGATTCCAGCGCCTCGACGCGGGACTTGAGGCTCGTGTTCTCGGACTGGAGGGCGATCAGGTCGTCCTTGCCGGCCTTGGCCAGGTTCGCGGCCGCGACGATGGCTTCGGGCCGGGCGTCGGCCGCCAGACCGAAGGCCAGGCCGATCGTCGACAGGGCCGACTGCATCGCGGTGTCGCCTTCCGGCTTCTTCAGCGCCTTGATCGCGGAAAGGATGTCCTCCTCGGACGCCCCCTCTGCAAGGCCGAGCGCGGCGGCCATCTTCGCCATGGCATCCATGGAGCTCTCCTGGTTGAGTGAAACGAGGCCCTTGAGGTTCGGGCGGTTGACGAGGCTGGCCCGGAGGATCGCGACGACCCGCTTGGCCTTGTCGTGGAGGATGACCGGGGACATCGCGCGGTAGGCCTTGTCGGCCACCAGGGCGCGTCCGGCGCCGGTCCATTCGACCCGGCCCCAGATCCCATCGGCGCGGGCCTGCAGTTCGGTGATCCAACCCCGGGCGGGCGATGGCTCGCCCTTGCCCGACTTCAGGTCCTCGGCATGGTTCTCGTCGATTTGCAGCTTCGGCTGGTCGGCGAAGCTTGCCGCGATGATGGCATCGGCATCGATTACATCGTAGGGCCCCCTGTTGTCCGAGGTCTGGACCTTGCCCTGCGCCGTCGGCAAGAGATGGACCCACTCAGGCACGTCGCCGGATTGGGCGAGGTCCTGAGCGGCCATCGTGGCCTTGAAGAGGGGCGGGGCAGCCTGTGTCATGCCCCGGATCATCGCGATCCGGCAGTGGTCAAACCATCCGCAAGGGCTTGCGGGGAAAGCCGGTCAGACGGTGAAGGGGGATGCCGGCAGCCTGACCGTTCCCGGCGGGCCGGTCAAGCGCCGCCAGCTGCGGCCGCCTCGAACCACTCGGCGACGATGTCCAGGATCGCCGTCTCGTCCTCGGCCGAGATCCCGAGGAAGGGTCGGGCCGGGATGTTGCCCCAGGGTATCGGCGCGCCCCGGCTGGTCTGGCCAAAGGCTCCTTTCGCCGCGCCCAACTGCTGGACGGCGGCGTAGATCATGGGCGAGCCCCACTCGATCCGGTCGGGGAATGCCTCGTAATTGATGGTCGACGACAGTGATCCCGAAGGACCGAAGAGCGGCCGGGTGTCCAGCCGGTTCGTCCTGCGTCCGCCCTGGCGCGCGATGGTGACCGGCGACTTCGGGGCCCAGACCGATCCATCCGGCGCGCGGCCGGTGGGGAAACGATCAGTCGTGGACTTCACCAGGTATTCGCCAAGGTCCTGGAAGAGGGGCAGCGGGTTTGCCAAGGCGGAAACCGTCCGCTGCAGGGCGGGGGTGATCTGGTCGTTCGTGATCTCGAGGGTGATGCCGGTCAAATGAAAGCCCCCTGCGCAAGGGCTTTCGGCCCGTCAGGCGGGCGCGTACTCGAAAGCGCGGATCGAGGTGCTGATCCGGTAGAGATCGGCGTCGTCGGCGGCAACGCCCTGGGCAAGGACGATCTCCGTCTCGGCGCTGAAATGGTCCTGCAACAGCCGGTCCGCCGCGTCAAAGTCCGGTGCCGCCTTGAACCGGGCGACAAGATCGTCGGTGCGATCAGCGGCCGCGTCGAGATCGAACCCGGCAGCCACCCACCGCTGCACCTGGTCGGCATTGCCGAGGTAGGGCACGAAGGTGTGACTGCCCGATGCGCGAACAACGCGGCGTCCCCCCTCATCCCATCTGCTCTGCATGTCGTGCCTCCAGCGGAAGATCGGTCCAGCGGTGCCGCAGATCCTCGCTCACTTCGAGGTATAGCACATCGTTCCGCTCCTGTTTAGCCAAGATGGTGAACTGGAGCCCTGATGGCAAGAGCACCTCCTCTTCCTTGTCTGGAAACAAGGACAGCCATTGCACGTCCCGGCCGCTCCGGCCCCGGATGACGAAGACGATCGGGCCGGAGAAGGCCTTCTCTGCTTCCTTCGACGAGCTCGACAGGCTTTCGAAGCTGAAGCGCGTTCCGACCGGGGCGTTGCGAAAGAACTCGGTCAGGCGAGGTGGCGGCACGGTGATGCCTCTGACTGTCGCGCCAGAATAGCCCGGCAAGCGTCGCAGGGCATTGTCGATGATCTCGACCAGGCGCAACGCAACGGGGCTGGCGTCCAGCCCAAGCGCGCTCTGCCGAGAAGCATAGTTCAGGCGGGAATGGTAGGAGCCGGTGTAGATGTGGATCGCGGCAGCTTCCGCAGGGCTGATGGCGCTTACCCCAGCGGCAGCAAGCCGCGCGCGCATGTCGTCGATCAGCTGGCCGATGCGACTGACACCGAGCTCTTTCAGAAGCTCGCGCACCTCTCTTCCGTCCGGACGTTTGGCGACCTCTTCGGTGGTGGCCTCGAGATCCTCGCCAAGCGGCAGGGGCAGCTGCTTGGCCTTGGTGCGCAGCTGGGCGATCACGTCCTGGACGGCCGACCGTCCAGGCGCATAGGCCCAGCCCTTGTCGATCCCCACCGGCGCGCCGGTCTTCGGGTCAAGCGTCTGCCAGCCATCGGGCAGGGGTTTGCCGGGTTGGCCGCCCAGGCGCTGCGCACCCGCAAAGGACCGGGCCCCCACGACATAGCAGCTGCAGCCCCAGCCGTTCGGGGGCGCATGGGTGGCCCAGAAGGGATGGTCGGGTGGTAGCACCAGGCCGTCCCAGCCAAGGTGGATGATCCGGGGCTCGGCCGATCCGCCGTGGCGGTAGACCCAGAGGGTGAACCCGCCTTCGATCAGCTGGGCCATCCGGCCGGCAGCATAGGAGGTCCGCATGTTCGTCCGGTAGATCACCCGCGTCCGCCAGGCCTCGCCAGCCTTCGTGCCTTCTCCGGTCCAGCCGTGCCAGCCGCGCTCTTCGACGATCTGGCGAAAGTCGCGGCGGAACTCCTCCAGGCTCGTGCCTTTGGCAATCGCCTTCTCGACGGCCGCCGCAAGATCGGCGAGGAGGTCAGCCTTCGTCGCCCCCGCGACCATGAAGGCGCGGTCGTGCTGGTCCTGCCAGAGGTCGTCCCATCTCGCCGTCGGCACCAGGTTGCCGAGCCGCAGGCGAAAGGCGGCAACCGCCTCCTTGAACGGCTTGCGGAAGGTGGCCGTCAGCTCGTCAGCCACCGGCGCCCTCGCTGTCGCGAACCAGGGCGGCGCGGCCCCCGGCATGGCTTGCCATCATCGCGTTCGCGAGGACTCCGGCGAGGTCGGTCACGTCGAGATCCGGGTAGGCCGCAAGGAGCATCTCGCGCAGCTCCTCGAGACTGCCGGCGGCCTCCATCATCGCCTCGATCCGTGCGAGCATCGCCTCCATCGCCGGGGCGGCCTCCTCGGCCAGGCGGTCGGTCAGAAGGTCGATTTCGGAAGGGGCGGATTTCCGGGCCGTGGAGGGGCCTTCCGCGTTGAGGGCGGTCTCGGTACCTCCAGAGGGCTCGACCCGTTTAAATTCGCCGGAAACCTGTTTAAATTCGGAAACGGGGGGCTGGGGGCCGGTCGCAGCTGCGCCGCCACCGCTCGGGCGCAGCAGTTTGGCCCCCGGCTTGGGGTCGGAGAGGCCGAACTTGTCCCGGAGCTCGCCCTGGTCGACCTCGAGCCCGCGGTCGACCAATCCGCCGATCGCAGTCGAGAGCGCGACCAGGTCCTCCTTCTCGGGCTCCTCGATCTTCAGGCGCGGGTAGACCTTCTGGGGGCCGAAGTTCAGCTGCATCCAGGGCCGGATCAGATCCCGGTTCAGGATCGCGGCCAGCGCACGGGCGTCAGCGGTCTGGATCGACTTCTGCACCTCGCGGTGCTCCTTGCCGGACCCCAGGCCCCCGGTCACCGCATCGGTCGTCGCGGTCTGGCCAAGGACTGCCTTCGAGATCTGCATGTCGAGCCAGTTGGCCCGGTTCTCGTAGAGGTCGGACGAGGCCCCGACGTTCGAGGTCTCGATGAACTCGATCTGCATCGATTCCGGGATGATGGCGGCGCAGTCGCCGGCGATGTTCGAAACGGCGGTGAAGAGGGTGTCCTTGTCCTTCTCCGATGCCTCCGGCCCGAACTTGCCGAGGCGCAGGGGCTGGCCGTAGGTCTGGGTGAAGATCGCCCAGTCGCGCTGGGTATAGGCCTTGAACATCCAGCCCCAGGCGGCGACCCGTGCAAGGCCCGATCGCAGCGTGATCCCGGACTTGGCCTTCACCTGGGCGAAGACGAACTTGAAGGCGGGCAGCGGTACCTCCTGCCCGGTGTCGGTCAGCATCAGCGGCGTCTTCAGGTCGCTCCGATCGAACCGGAACCAGCGCGGGTCACGGTATTCGAGGCGCAGGGGCATCCACTGGCCTTCCGAGGTGTCCCAGAGGATCTCGGTCATCGAGTAGCCCTTGCCGATGCAGTCGAGGATGTCGAAGACCTCCTCGGTCAGCTCGTCGCGGTTGAGCCAGTCGCGCACCATCTGGGCATGGGTCTCGGCCTCGGGCGTGTCGTCGCCGGCCTCGACAGTGAACGGCATCTGGCTGACGGCGCGGCGGCGGGTGCCAAGGACGCCGAGGTAATGGGCGTCCCGCTCCTCGATCGTCTCGGCGAGCTCGAGGTAGCGGATCGCATCGCCCTGGTCCGCCTCGCGCAGGATCGACGCAAGGCGGTTCGGGTTCAGCCCGTCGGCCGGGTAGCCCGAGATCGGCGAGCGCACCCCGCCGATCGTGGCACGGCTGATCTCGGTCTTGAGGACGGCCTTGGTGACCGGCTGGCCACGGGAATCGAGGAGCTGGGCGGTTTTCATCGGATGGATCCTCTCAGTCTGGCCCCGAGCGGCGCGCGGAAGCGGTCGCGGTCGTCATCATCATCCGGGCCTAAGCCGCCCCGGCTGGACCCTGCCCCGCGATACTCGTAGCTCGCCTCGCCCAGCTCGGCCGCCGTGACGGCCAGGGCGGCGGCCCAGAAGCGGTCGGCGTGACCGTCTGTCTCGCCATCGGCGATCAGGCGGCGCTGGCCGGCGACGCCCACCTGGCTCTTGATCGCATGGAGGTCGGACCGCAGGACGGGGTCGCCCGCAGGGATTCGCAGGCGGCGGTCCTGGAAGCGCTCCTTCAGGACCGTGGCCATCCCCAGCTTGTTCGCCCCGGTGAAAAGGACGCCCTCGACACGGGAACTGCCATGGCGGCGCTGCGCGTCCTCGACCGGCTTCTCGCCCATCCCGGTCTGGTCGATCTTGGCGCGGATCACCCGGTAGCGGGCGAAGACATCGGCCAGAAGCGCGTCCTGCTCTGCAAAGCTGATCCGGCGGCGGGCGATGACCTCGCGGGTCCAGAGGACGTCGCCGACCATCTCGCAGACCCAGATCACGAATAGGTCGTTCCGCGCGGCGATGTCGACGCCGATGAAGCAGGACCCGCCCTGGTAGTTCCCGGGCTTGCCTGCGCCCTCGGCCTCGCAGCTCGAGATCAGGTCGTAGTCAAGCCAGGCACTGGCCTCGTCCAGCCACTTCAGCTCGTATTCCTGCGCCCAGGCATCCTCGTCGGCCATGCCGCGGCGAAGCATTTCAACATCCCGGTCAAGGCCCTGTTTAACGGCCTCGTAAATGTCGACCACGTGGCGTGACCAGACCGAGTCCTCGGCGGTCATCAGCTCGTAGAACTTGTTGCCCTTGCCGTTCGGGGTCGAGATCACCCGCAGTTTCTGCCGGCCCTTGGAGATGACTGGGAACAGCGCCGCCCAGATCTCGCGCGACTTCGCATGGAAGGCGAACTCGTCCAGGATGACGTTGGCCGAAAAGCCGCGCGCGGTGTCGGGGTTCGCGGGAAGCGCCGTGATCCGGCTGCCGTTCGGAAAGGCGACCTCCATCGCCTTGTAGACGGCGTCCGGCCCCTTCTCCTGCGGGGCGCGGAACTCGGTCTCCTCGAAGGTCGGCTCGCCGCCTTTGACGATGGTGTTGTAGACCTCGTAGAAGGCCTTGGTGAAGGGCTTGATGACCTCGGTCATCATTTCGGCCGCCTGGCGTTCGCCCCGGCTGAGGATCACCCAGCGGGCGCGGCGATCCTCGGCCCAGCCCCGGAAGCAGTCGTCGGAACACTCGCCCCCGGTCGAGAAGGTCTTGCCGGTCTGGCGGGCGAACATGCCGATCTTGAACCGGCTCTCGTCGGCGATCCAGGCCCGCTGGTAGGGCAGGAAGTTGATGACGGGGCGGACGAGGGCGCTCACCCCTTGAACTCCGCCCTGCCAGACTTATCGCGCAGGATCGCCGCAGCGGCCTTGGCGACCAGCGCCCAGACGGTCTGGCGGCGATTGTGGCCTTCGATCCGCAAGTCGCCACCGTCCCAGGGGATGTTGAGGTCGATCTCCTCCAGCTCCTCCCAGCTCAGGGCATAGTCGCTGATGTCGGCAAGGTCGCTGAGGTTGACCAGTTCCGCGGTGGCGATCTTGTCGCCGTTGATCCTGATCTCGATCGTCAGCATGGCGTCACTCGTCCTTGGGCAGGCGCACCCGTCCCGGCTTGAACACGGCGCGGTTCACGGCCATGAAGCCCTGCTCGATTTGCGTCCGGCCCACCGCCAGCCAGCGCTTGTCGATGTCATCGCGCTCGGCCAGCTCGTCGAGAACGCGCAGGACCTCTTCCTCGATCTGCTTGTTGTAGCCGACCGTGGCGACCGCCAAGCCCGATTGCGGCTTGTAGCCCGGGACTGGCAGGCCCTCATGCTTCGTGTCGCTCATTCTGCAAACCCCATGATGCGGCGCGCCTTGGCGGCGGCTTCGGCGTCGATGTCGCCAGTGGCGACGGCACTGGTCAGGGCGGCGTCCTGCTTCGCCTTCAGCCGCTTCTCGACCTCCTGGGTCAGCTTCTCGTTGATGCCGGCAGCGGACATCAGGTCCTTCAGCATCTTGCCCAGGAAGTGCAGGTCCTTGGCCTCGATCACCTGGTCGGCGTCGGACATCGCCTTCACCAGGTGGACGGCCTGCGCCGCAACCAGCTGGAAGAGGGTCTGGTAGATCGCACTCTCCTCGCCGATTTCCATCTCGGCCAGGACGTGCTTCGACACCTGGAAGGCATCCCGCTGCCGCTTGAGAAGCAGGCTGAACTCGCCCACGGCGGTCTTTCCGATGCGGACCTCAAGCCCTTCTGCCTCGAGCCAGAAGTTCAGCTCTTCCGTCACCTTCACGATGTCGGCAAAGCCGCGCGCGGCGAGCGTGGCCTCAAGCTGCTTTCGCAGGGCGTCGGGGATCAGGTCCAGCTTCTTCGGGGCGGGCATGGGCTCACCTCTTGGGCGACGGGCGCTGCACCCCGGGGTGGCGCACGGTCCCCTGGGCCACGTCGATCCCGCGCTGGGTGGCGGTCAGGACCACGAGGCCCGAGGCCAGCTCAGTCCGTGTGGCCAGTCCTTGCTCTTCCAGCCAGGCGCCCTCGCCCGCAACCTGGTCGCGGGTGAAGCCGATGCCGAAGTCCTGCAGAAGCGTGGTGATCATCGCCACGTTCGACGTGTACTGCGGAGCCTCCTCCAGAAGGCGCAGGATCGCGATGCGGGCATGCTCACGCAGGGTCTCGAGGTAAGCGGTCATTTCGGTCTTCCATCCAGCAGGTGGTCTTCATGGCGTTCGACGATGGTCTCCAGCCGTTCCATCAGCCGGTTCCGCCCGTCGATGACGGCCGCCATGGTCTTGAGCTCGCCCTTCAGCTCGGTGATCGAGATCTGCAGGTCGTGCATGTCCTGCTTCGCCGGCAGGCCGCGCAGGGTCTGCTCCATGCTGGCAAGGCGGGCGTCGTGGCGGTCCATCCGCTCGGACCCCAGCTTGAAGCGCTCGTCCACGCCCTTGAACCGGTCGTCGACGTTGCGGTCGCGCGTCCGCCACCAGGTGTAGACGATCGTCGCGATCGCCAGCACGAAGGACAGGGTGACGGTGAAGTCGAACTCGATCACTTCCGCGCCTCCGTGACCTTGGCTGCCACGTCCTTGATCGTGTGGCCGCCCATGTAGAGGCCCATGTAGAGGCCGGTGAAGGTGACCAGCTGCTCCCAGGGCATGGGTGGCAGGGCGATCTTCCAGATGGCGTTGGCGACATGGAGGACGATCACCTGCCAGGCCCAAAGGGCCATGACGAAGTACATGCCGAGCGGCCGCCAGTTGGCCTTCCAGCCGCCCTCCTCCTGCTCGGCCATCAGGATCGCGTTCTGATGTTCCAGGCCCTTGGCATAAAGCCCGATCATCTCGGGCGTCAGGGGTGCCACCTGCCGCATGGCCTCGATCACCTTGCCGGGGTTCGCCTCGGCCAGCGCCTCGAGTTCCTCGGGCTTCACATTGGCCCGTGCGGCGAGCGCGGCCAGGACATCGCCCGCAAGGCCACCGTTCGCATCGCCAAGCTTGTGCTCGAGGATCGACCGGATGATCGGAAAGCCCGACTGGAGGGCCAGGGCGGCAAGGGTAGCAGACATCAGAAGCTCCGGAGGAGGGCCGCGACGCGCGGCAAGGGGGATTGGATGGCGGCGGCGATCTGGTCGCGGTAGCGCCAGGCGAGCCAGAGGGCGTAGATCGCACCGGCGGCGAAGATGATCTCTGCGGCATGGGGAATGCCGGTCAGGATTTGATCCGCGCCGCTGACCTGCGATGTCCCGGCCACGGCAGGAACGCCGACCGCCGGGACGGCCTTGCCCCGCGCGTCGAGGGCGCGCTGCAGGGTCGAGAGCGTGGCGCGGCCGATGATGCCATCGACGGTCAGGTCGTGCTTGGCCTGAAAGCCCGTTACGGCCGCCAGCGAGACATGGTCGGGGCTCTGCCCCGGATCGAAGCCGAGCTTGCGGAACCCCTCGCGAACCGCCGCCAGTTCGGCATTCGACAGCTCAAGGGTGATCTTCGCAGCCGTCGCCCGCACAGGCCGCCCCGCGACCTTCTTGTCGCTGGCATAGCGCCCGAACCGCATCATCTCGTATTCCGCCTCGCGGCGGCGGACGAGGCCAGGCAACACCTGGCCGCCGCCCTTGGTCCAGCGCTTCAGGCCGGCCTCCACCATCACCCAGTCGCTCAGCTTCCAGGCCTTGACCCAGCTCGCCCGGTGAATCGCGCCGGTGTTGAAATCAAAGCTTACGCCGCTGTCGAACTCGTGCTGTTTCGCCTTCGGCATGGCCTTGGCCACGCGCGGCTCGTAGTTCCGGCGCAGCGCCTCGCTCAGCAGGCGGTCGGATTCCTCCCGGGTGATGACCATGCCGGGCTTGACCTTCACGACGCCCGAGGCGCTGGTCAGCCCGACGCCGATGGTCAGGACATCCGCCGGGCAGCGATAAGCCTTCAGGACCTCGCCTTCGTGCAGCTTGAGGTCGGCCCGTCCCTTGGCGCTGGTCTGCATCGGAAAACCCCCAGGTCTCGGCCGGGCGCTCCCCGGCAGGTGTCCGGATCAGTTTGCGATGGATCAGGGGTTGATTATCACCCGCAAGGGTTTGCGGTGTCAGAAGAGGCTGGGCTGCCGGGGATCATTTGCGGGGCGGGGTTGAAGCCAGCCGCGCACGGTCACATCGGTCGCGTGCAGTCTGCGGGCGATTTCGGCGTGTGACAAGCCTTGCGTTTTCATCATCGCCGCGAGCCACGGCTTTGCGGTCGGCACCCGGCGCGGCAGGCCCAGGGCGGCAAGCTCGGCCACCCTCTCGGCCCCGATCATCTGCTCGACCTCCGACCGGCCCTTGGGCGTCGGCGAAAGGTAAAGCTCCGCACCTCCGAAGCGCATCAGGAAGGCGAAGGCGAGCTCGGGGCCAAGGACCTCGACATAACCTTCGATGGCGGCGGGCGGGCGCGGCGTATCGGTCATCCCTCTCGCTCCAGGATCGCGATGAGGGCGCGGTTTTCCCGTTCCAGCAGGGCAAGGGCCGAGGCGGTCCGCATTGCCTCCTTCTGCACATGGTCTAGCCGCTTCCGCGTCAGCGCATGTGCCTCGCATTCTGCGGTGAAGGCCTGCTCGAGGATGGTCATCCGGTCGCAAAGCGCCAGGAGCGCCTGCTCCTGCGCGTTCAAGCGACGCGGATCGTGCTCGACCCAGCGCTTCACTGCGCGGCTCCGAACTTGCCTGCCTGATCGCCCCAGGTGGCCCAACCTTCGCGGTCGGTGCGGCTGAAAAGCTCCAGCTTCCGGGCGTCGGGCATCAGCTCCTCGCAGGCATGGAACGCCTCGTCTGGCTTGCGGCTGTGCTCGCGGGCGGTGGCCTCGATCGTCACGGTACCGTTCGGCCAGATCTCCGACCAATCGCCCGTGCCCTTGAATCGCTCGTCATGGGTGATCACCGCCGACCGCGTGGCGCGTGTGGTTTTCGGGCTGCCCCGCGTCCCGATCAGGAAAGGCTCGTTCGACGATCGCAGGATGTAGCCGGTCCCGAAACTGATCTTGCCGCGCGTGGTGCGCTTCAGCCAGGTCCCGGCGGTCTTGAAGCTGAAGCCCCAGGCCGCCAGGACCTCCAGCGCCTGCGGCAACTGCGGGTTCACGGCCCAGAGCCAGAGCAGGCAATCCTGTGCCGCCAGCGCCTCAACCGGCAGTGCCTTGATCGCGGCCAGGTCCATCGTCTGGTACTGCGCCTCGGGTGCCTTCGCATAGCCCTTGGCGCTGAACATCTCGTAGGACCACGGCGGGTCCGCCATGATCAGGCCGAACCCTCCGGCGGGCCGGATCGCCAAGAGTGATCCGTTGCCCCGGGTCATCGACCCGTCCTCACCGCGATAACGAGATCCTTTGACAGCCGCTGGCGTCGCATCCGCAAAAGGGCCAGGAAGTGCTCCTGCTCCTCGATCAGGTCGTCCAAGGCGGCAATCCGCACCTTGATGCCCTGGGCCTCCGGGGTTTCCTGGCGGAGGTGCGAACTCGGTCCGATTGCTCCCCTCACTCCCCGTCCTCCTCGATCGACCTTTCGCGGCGGCGGTTGGCGCGACCCCGCTGGGGGGCGGATTTCACCTGGACACAGCTCACCAGCCGGTCCTCGACCAGGACGTAGCGGATGCCGTCAGAAACGGTCGCGACGGCCCCGGCCTCGATGGCTGCATCGACCTTGTGACCGAGCTCGATCCGGACCGCCTCGACGTCGATGCCCTGCACCCGCTCGAGGTGCCGCAGCACGGCGTGGTCGGTGACATGGGCGATGGGCTTCTTCACAGGATGATCCCCGCGCGGGCGCACATGCCCTTCAGGGCTTCGATCACGGTGGCGATCTGGCGATGGTCCTGCATGGCGTCGATATCGAAGATCGCCGCGCCCCAGGACTTCTCGAACCGGGCGCGGATGAAGGCGTTCAGCCCCTTGGCCCCGCCCAGATCGACCGCCCCGGCTTTGTGCAGCTTGCCCCATAGGACATGGGCGAACCGGGTATCCGCCCGCTTCGCCGCCGGGCGCTGCGCCCGCGCCTTCCCGGCATGGGGCTTGAACCCCTTCTCCTTCAGCGCGGTGACCAGCTTCGACAGGTCCGCCTCGGTCATGTCCAGCATGGATGCCTTGCCCGTGACCAGAAGCTGCAAGTCGCGCCGGGTCTCGCCGTCGATCCCGAGCTCGCGGCAGCCGACATGGACCATCTTCTGCAGGGCGCGGGTCATGCGCGGGCCTCGTAGTATTCGGGCCGCGCCGCGAGTTCGGCAGCGATGAACAAGTCGGCAAAGAGTGGAAACTTCTTCTCGATACGCTTGCGCAGGTTTGACCGCCGCACCCGGGCCTTGGCCTCGGCACTACACCGCCTTACCGGGCGCTGCTCAATCATCTCCCACCCTACGGACCAGCCACTGCCCGGACCCATTTCCAGCCATGCTTCGTGGATTTCCGGTGGGACGGGGTGCGCTCGGTCGCAAAGGACCGCCTTCAGGACACGCGGCATGCCATTCGGCGGTGGCTTCGGACCGCTGCGCCAAGCCAAAGTGCAGCGCCACTTACTCATGACGCCACCCGGAGGTTAGTCGAACGCTCCCACGCCGTCGTTGGGATTGACGGTCTCCCACCAGGTGGGAAGGGCCTTGTCAGGGTCGCCGCCAAGCCGCCGTGCGCCTCGTTCGTTCCGCGCACCGACAACGCCGCAATGGCACCTGCCCCGATGCGGTGGACGCCAGCTCTCCCAGAAAGGGTGCTCGGGCGGCAGAACGACACCGTCAAAGGCGGCGTGGCTTTCGGGGCAGGAAATAGGGTCGTAGGCCCGGTAGACCCACAACGCGAACCCGCCCTCGCGAAGCTGGGCGAGACGCCGTTCCTTGAACTCTGCCCGATCCAAGCCCGATTCCCTCCGCTGGTAGCGCGGATGTTAATGACCAAGGCACTCATGCCGCCACCGCCATTTCCGTCTCGGCAGGCCGGGCCCATTCGATCAGGACGCCGCGAAAGCAGCCGGGGACCGTCTCGGGGTGGTGGTCCCGCCAGAAGGCCCACATGTCGACGGCGTCGACAAAGCCATCGCGCAGGGCGAAGGCGTCCAGGTCGCGGACCGGGACGCCGTCGGTGACGATCCGGGCGATCTCGCCTTCGCGGAAGGTGATCTTCACCTCCATCACGGTCAGGCAGGGCGTGTCGGGCAGGATGCGGCGGCAGTGGGCGGTCCGCATGCCGGTGTAAAGCTGCAGAAGCTCGCCCGGGCGGGCGTGGCGGCGCTGGCCGTGGGCGCGGATCGTCTGGGTCTTCAGGCCCTGGCGGATCGGCTCGACGAAGCGCGGGTTGAAACTGTAGGCGACCATGGGGAACTCCTCGCGTGGCAGCGCCCCCGGCCCGGGTCCGGGCCGAGGGCGGGAGGGCAGTCAGGCCTTGGACTTCGCGGCCTTAAAGGTCAGCACGGTGGAGGCCGGGATCTCGACCGGCAGGCCGGTCTGCGGGTTCCGGCCGGTGCGGGCGGCGCGGGTTTTCATCTCGAAGGTGCCGAAGCCCTTGATGATCACCTTGTCCCCAGCTGCGGCCGCGCCCCGGATCAGGTTCAGGACGGCATCGACGCATGCGCCGGCGGCGGCTTTCGTCATGCCCTGGGTTTCGGCCAGGTCGTCGATCAGGTTTCCCTTTGAAACAGTCATTGAAGGTCTTCCTCTGATGGCAGCACCATTCGGTGCGGGTTGAACCCGACGGACTATCCGCCGGGGATGGGCGTGACCCCACGAAGGTGGGGTCAGTGGCTTGCCTGGGTGACGGCGACCAGCAGGGTCAGGCACAGAGCAACGGCGGCGGCATCCCAGCCGCGGCCGATGAGAACCCCAAGTGCGGTGCAGACCAGGAAGAAGGCGAAGGCCTCGGCCATTGGGTCACGCCTTCGCCAGATCGATGCTGACCGCCGCCCAGGGACCGTCAAAGGTCTCGCGGCGGTAGCAGCGGACATAGGTCTTCGACCCGACGACCCGCATCGCGTCGCGGATCGCCTTCATGGCGCGCTGCCAGCGGGGGTCCTCGATCTCCAGCCTCAGGAGCATGAAGATCTCGGACCGGTTGATCTGGCCTTCCTTGTCGGTGTTGAAGGCGCGGGTGACGATGGCGCGGATCTCGTCACGGGCCCCTTCGGACCATTCGTTCAGGCACTCGTCGACCAGCGCCTTGGCGATCTGCAGCTCGGGGCCGAAGACGACGTTGTCGGCGACCTGGACGGTGACCTTGAAGAGCCCGTCGAAGGACATCAGGGTCTTGTTGCCCTTCACGCCGCCGATGGTCGTGTCGTACTCCTGCGCCAGCAGCGCCTCGAAGCCGCCGATGTCCTCGAAGGTGTGGGCCTTGAAGCGGGCGACCTGGTCGGAAAGCGCGATGGCATAGCCCATGATCTTGCGCACGACCTCGTCCTGTAGCTGGTCCTGGGCCTTGATCATCGCGACGGGCACCAGCGCCCCTTTCGCGTCGCGCATGTAAGCCCCGTCCCCGACGATGACGGTGCCGCTCGGGATCGGGGCGGGATTGAACTCACTGGCCATTGCGGGCCTCCTTTGGTGCGGTGAAGATCAGGTCAGCGGGCGGGGTCTCGCCCGGCGGGGTGGCGATCAGGCCGAAGGCCAGAAGCGTGCCGGTCATCGCGGCGATGTCGTCGATCGAGAGGGTGGTTATCCCGCGAATGTCATCGCGACAGACCCGGCCGACGGCGCGGGAGGCCTGCTCCAGCATCTCGCGTTCGGTCCAGCGGGTGACGTTGGCGAAGGGCTCAGCCATGGGCCACCTCCAGCTGCTGGAGGAGACCCGTCGCGGCCTTGCGGGCCTCGGCATCCGTCAGCTGGTCGTCGCGCAGGACAGAGAGGGCGGCGATGACCTGCCACGGTCCGGTGAACCTGCGGCGATACTGGTCGGGGACGGAACCCGCGCGCTCCCAGTTCCGGATGGTGTTCTTCGACAGGCCGAGCTTCTGCCGCAACTCCTCGCGCGTCGTCGCCCCGTAGATCTGCATCAGGCGGTCGAGATCGCTTTCAAATGTGTTGGTCAGCGCGTTCATTCCCCGCCCTCCTTCTTGAAGATCGGGCAGCGCTGGCAGGCGCGGAACATGCGGGTGCGGGTCGGGTTGCCGACGGCGAAGACCTTCGCCTTCTCGCGCCAGTCCTGGCATTCGTGGCTCGGCAACTGCCCCAGCGCGGGGCAGTCGACGCGGCCATTCATCAGGACGCCCCGGACCCGCTCCTCGATCCGGTCATAGGACCCGGCGTACTTCTTCCGAAGGACGGTCGAGACCACGGCGGGCGAGCGGTCAAGCTCGGCCGCGACCTTCGACTGGCTCGTCCGCTGGCAGGCCAGGGCCAGCGACCGGACCCAGTCCGGCAGGGGCGCGCCCCAGGCCTCTTCGGCGGTGGCGATCAGGTCGGGCGTCATTGGCCACCCCCGATCAGCACGGTCTCTTCCGTGTTGGAGTCGATCACCGCGCGGACGCGCTTTTCCTTTGGGGCGCGGGGGCCGGTGTTGCGGATCAACCGGTAGATCGCCTCGGTCTTGCCGGGCACGGCCTTGCGCGCCACGCCCAGGTATCCGGCCCCGAGAAGCGCGCGGCAGTAATCCTGCGCGGCCTCGGGCGTGACCAGCGTTTCCTCGGTCGTTGCATGGGCGGCAAGATCGCGCGGGGTGAAGCCCGACTTCATCTGCCGCATCGCGGTCCACATGTTCTGCTCGGGGCTGCGGGCCTTCGCGGCCAGGACCTGGCGCGCGCCGGGCTTCACGGCCCAGACCGACCGGATGCGGTGGCCCGAGGAGACGAGCTCCAGCAGGTCGGCCTCACGCCAGGTACGGACGATGTTGCGCGCAAGGTCCTCGCTGACGCCCATCTTCAGCTGGACGTCCGCGACGGTGAAGGTGGCCTGGGCGGCGGCAAAGGCGAAGGCCGCGTCAAGCGTGGTCTGGGCAACGGGGCGGCGCGCGCTCATGCGGCCCTCCCCTTGCGGACGACCGCCGGTACCGCGCCGCGCCGCAGGGTTGGCGGATCACCCGTGTGGAAGGCTCCGTTGCCCCAGTCGGCGAGGGTGACACGCGTCAGGCCCCGGACGGCGGCGAACTCGGCGATGGCGGCCAGGTTGGTCGAGATGTAACGGATCGAGGCCTTGGACGAGGTCAGGACCGCCTCGCGAAGCTCGGGCACGATCTCGACATCGCGGGCATAGACCCGGGCAAGGTGCTCCACGTCCTTGATCGTGCCGGGCTCGGCCTCGACCCAGGCGAGCATCCGGCCATGCACCCGTTCCCAGGCTTGCAGGCGCTGGGGCAGAAGCTCCTCGCCCATCAGGATGACCGGGGCGCCGGACTTGTCGTGCAGGTGCCGGACGGCCTCGATCGTCTTCGTAGAAAGGATGTGGTCGGCCTCGTCGATGATCAGCGGGCGACCGGTGATCGCAAGCTCCTGCGCGGCCTGATCGAACATGTCCGGGATCAGCCGCTTGGGGCGCAGGCCAAGCTCGGTCACGATCATTTCCAGAAGCTTCTTCAGCCCGCCGAAGGGCATCGCCTCGACGTGGCAGGCGTTCATCGTGTTGGTGGCGTAGATCCCGCCCGTGGTCTTGCCCAGACCCGCGCGCCCGTAGAAGCAGCCCATGCCGGGCAGGCCCGCCCCCCGGTTCTGGGCCCGGTCGATCAGCGCGACCAGCCGCGTGACGTTCGCCAGCGGTGCGACCGTGTTGTAAAGTGTGCCTTTTTCTGACATCGTTCTCTCCTTGCTCGACTACCGCCGCCGTGGGGCCTCGACCGCCCCCGGCGGCTTTCCTCATCCGAAAATCGTGTCCCCGAAGTCGTCCCAGAGCAGGCGCTCTGACCGGTACTCCGAGGTGTTCTGGAAAACCGAGAGCCAGCGCTCCTGGTCGCGTGTGACGGGGCGCCCGGCCTCCAGCGCCCGCTCGATGTCGAGGGCACGGCGGAAGCGGTCGCGGGCGGTCTCCTCGGCGGCCGGGAACGGGGCCTTGCCTGCCCGCGCGGCGTCGAGGCTGGCCACGACGCCCTGCTCGATCCGCTGGAAGGTGGCCGCGTCGATCGGCGGCGATCCGGACGGCCGCGCCGGGGCCTCGGCCACCGGCTTGCCGCCCGACTTGCCCCCCAACTTGCCGAAAACCGGCTTCACGACCTTGGCCTCGACCATCGGCGCGGGCGCGCTGGGCAGGCTGTCCATCGTCAGGCCCAGCTGCATCGCCGTAAGGGTGCGGTGCGCCTCGGCCTCGGCCTTCTGCGCCTTCAGCCAGGTGGAGCGGGCGCGCGCGTGGATCCGCGCTTCGTCCATGTCGAAGAACCCGACCTTCAGGCGGCACTCGGCATGGCCGAGATAGGCTCCGTCCTGGGCGTAAACGTGGATCCCGGACCAGAGATCGGCAGGGTCGAAGCGGATCACCACGCGCGCGCCAGCGAATTCGGTCAGCCAGGGCTCCCAGAACTCGTTGCCTTGGAAGCGGATCATGCCGCTCTTTGCATCGGCCCGCAGACCTTCGGCCCCGAGAAGCCAGAGCCGGCGCTGCGCCTCGGTCGCCTTGCGGATCGGGGCGGTGGCATAGCTTTCGTCGAAGACCGCGTTGAAGGACCGCCCGAAGGCGACCTCCGACCGGCGGTTCTCGCGGGCGTTGTGCTCCTCGATCCCCTCCGAGACGACCTTCAGGAACTCCTCGAGCTCGACGGCGCGGCTGCCATAGTTCTCGGGCTTCGCATCAGGGCGGTTGCCGGTATAGGCCCCGGCCAGGCGCGGGTCCTTGGCGATCGACTGGCACATGTCGCGGAAGGCGCGCTCGATCGGCTTCGATTGGCCAGAGTAGGGCGTCGCCCAGTGGATCGTGCAGCCAAGCGCGGTGAAGAGGCCCGGGATGTCGTCTTCCTTGACCTTGAAGCGGAACCGGGTCGCCGCACCGCCGGTGATCGCCTTGGCCGCGAACTCGCGCCCGTTGTCGAGAAGCACATGCTCGGGGATGCCCCAGGTCTCGATCATGTCGCCGGCGCAAAGCATGACGGCGGTCGAGTTCGGAGTCTGGTCGATCCGCCAGGCAAGGATGCGGCCCGAGTAGATGTCCTGGAAGGCCACCATCTGCGGGCGGGTGATCAGGCCCGGCTCGCCCGCGACCGCAGGCCAGCGGACGAAGACGTCGAACTTGTGGAAGTCGGCGTTCACCGCCTGCAAGGCGGCGAGGCAGGTCTTGTCGCGCACCTGGGCCGGGAAGAGGCGCTTCACCGCGTCCACGCCCTGCCGGGCCAGCACCTGAGTCACCCGGCTGACGGCGGCGTCGAGGTGACGGCGCATGGTCCGCTCGGGCAGGATGTCGAGACCGCGCTCACGGGCCACCCGGACGGCGCGGCGATAGCAATCAGTGAAGGGAGGGGCCTCGAGCCGCAGATAGTCGGACTTCAAAAGGTTGAAGAACTCAGGGCTGCATTCTTTGGCGCGGGGGCGCTTCTCTGCGGCACGGTTCCGGGGGGCGAGGTAAGCCAGCCGGTCGTGCGCGGCGATGCCCTCGATCATCTGGAACCAGGACCAGATCGTGCGGGCCCCGATGCCTTCCATCTTGGCCACTTGCTCGACGGCAAGGAAGCGCCCGATGGCAGGCTCCAGCGCCTCGACCTTCTGGATAGTGAGGAGCCGGGCGGCGGCCTTGTCCCGCACCGCCTGAGGCAATGACTCGCACCATGACCAGACCTCGTCCCGCATGCGGGCAGCGACGATCTTCGGCTGCATCGTCTGCTTGAGCAGGGCCTGTTGCGCCTCGTTCGGGAAGAGCTTCCAGCTGTACTCCCATCCGCCGCCCTTGCCTGCCCGACGGCGGGCGAACTTCGTTGCCGCGCGCCAGTTCAGACGTTCGGCGAGGGCATCGACACCTTGCCGGGTCTTCGGCAGAACCGGCAGGCCGCTCTCCGCAATCTGCGCCGGGGTCCACCATTCCTGGGCAGGGGTGAGGGTCATTCGCCGTGACCCTCCATCTCGGCGATCTCTTTCGAGTGCGCGTGAAAGAACTTGCGCTTCGCCGCCATCGGCGCGCGCGCCCAGGCCTTGCAAAGGGCAGTGAACGCCTCTTCAACAGGGTCTTTAACGGGCGGTGCTTCACCGTTTGCTTCGGCCTTGGCAGCCTTGATGGCCGTTGCGACCTTCTTCCCCTCGAGCAGCGCCTCGACGGCGCGGGCGCGCAGCGGCTGGTCGCCGATCTTGCCCAGCTTCTCGATCTCGCTGATCGCAATGCGGTGTGGTGAAGCCTGGAGAGCGTCCCGCTCTTGGCGCGTCAGCGCGCGACCGGCTGCGATGACCCGGCGGATCGTGCGGTCTGAAACCTGACGTTGCTCTGCGACGACTTCTGCAAAGGACAAATTTGTCCTTTGCAGACCGTTCTTCGCCAGCGCACCCGCGACCCCACCCTTTGTTTCCGGGTGCAGCTTTTCGTATTCGGCCTGATAGACCCCGAGGAAGATCGCGTCCTGAACCGGCGTCATCCCGGCGGTGAGGTTGCCGGTCACTTCCAGCATCCGGGCCTCTGCAGCATTGCAGTCCAGCACGTCGCATCGGATCGTCTCGCGGCCAAGCCGGTTCATAGCTTCCAGCCGATGGGCCCCGTCGATCAGGGTATTCACCTTGCCCGCCCGGCGCACCGTGATCGCGCCCAGGAAGACGCCCTCCTCGATCACCTGCATCAGGGCGGCGACCTTGGCCTCGCTGATCGGGCGCAACCGGTCGGTGGGCATCATGATGTCGGCGATAAGCAGATCGGTGAACGACGGGAGGGACTTCATTTCAGGTCGGGCGCCTTTGTCATGGTGTAGTAGAAGCGGGGTCCGTGGGGCGTCTGCTCGCGGATACAGGTGATCTCTGCGCCCCGATGGCGCAGCTCGGAGACGACGGCGGGGACGGCCATCACGCGGGCGCCCCGGACGATCTGCCGCGTCGTGTGCGGCTTGCCGTCCGAGAGGAGCTGCAGCACCCGGCGCAACCGGGGGCTGGCAAGCGTAGCCGCGTGGATATGGCCGACGGCGCTCATCTCGGCCGACCGGACCGAGGCGCGAGGCCGTAAGGGTTCCACCCGTCGGCGCTCTGGGCCCGGCAGCGGGTGCACATCCGGTTGTGGATGCCCTCGCTCTCGAACGGGGCGCGGCAGCACATGCAGGCCCGGGTGCCGCGCTTCAGCTTGGCGTCGGTCCGCGCCTGCGCCGCGTCCATCGCGGTCAGCGCGCGCTCCCGGTTGGCATAGACCGCCAGTTGCGGGACCCCGGCCGGATCGACCAGCCGCCAGCCCTGGCCGGGGCAATAGAGAAGCGACCAGAGCGCGGGTTTCGGCTTTGCGAAAAGGAAGTTGTCGCTGCCCATCAGCGGCGCTCCTTCCGGGCCAGCATCTGCGTGATCTGGCCCAGCACATGGGTTTCCCGCAGGCCGCTCAGGCAGGTGAACACTGCGTCGACCTCACGCGAGTAGCGCATCGTCGCCTCGTCGCGGAGGGTCTGGGGCAGATCGCGGTCCTTGCGCTGGCCGTCGGCCACCTGCGCGGCGGCAAGATGGGCGACCATGGCGGTCCATTCGTGGGGGACAGGCGAACCTGTGGTCATGTGGCAGCTCCTCAGTCGCAGGCGGAAAGGTCGGGGGCCATGGCCAGGACTTGCGCCCCGGTCAGCCAGGTGAAGTCGCGCGAAAGCGCCCAGTCGGAACGGTAGGCCTCGGCGATTTCTGCCGGGAGATAGGCGGCGATCATGTCGATCAGCCCCAGCAGGTTTCGGATGCTCTGGTCGTCAGACCAGGGGCCATGGAAACCGAACGAAGCCTCGGGCGACACACAGACCCGGGGGTGGCCCAGGAACATCGTGCAGGCCGAGTTGCAGACCCCGACGATGCGCACTTCCTTGTGTGCAAAGGCGGCGACCTGGTCGGCATAGTCTTGGATGTTGCCACCGCCGTCCGACCGGATCGTCAGCGTCCATGGGGTTTCGATGACCCAGTCGCCGCTCTCGAAAATGTCGTCCACCTCGTCGGCGAACGCAGGGCCCGCCAGCAGCGTGAGGGCAAGAAGGGCAGGGATCACGCGCATGCTGGCTCTCCGGCGATGGCGGTCAGCTGCTCGAGGATCCGCGCAAGGAAGGTCGCAAGGCCGGCGTCGGACGCCAGCGCAAGCAGCCGGTCCTCTGCCATCAGGCACGCGTCCAACGCATCCCGTGCAGCCGCGCAGTCAAGCTCCGGCGCGGTGTCGAAGGCCGCATGCGCGGCCCGCGCGTCCTTCACCGCCTGGGCGGCGGCGAGGAAGTCCTTCAGCCGCGCCTCCTCGGCGGCGGCGACCATGCGACGGTTGCGGTCGATCGGGGAGACGTTCATGCCACCACCCCGCTGCGCAGCACGCGGTCGAGGTGGTTGAGGCAAAGCTGCCCGCGCGGTCCGATGATCAGGGCGACGAGCTCCTCGTCCGCTGCGACCGAGGCCTGCAAGTGCGTCAGGGCCCGGTCCGGGTCGGTGGCCTCCAGCCGGTCGCCGAGGCCAAGCTCGGCCTCGCTGACGGCCGCAAGGGTCCGAAGGTCGCGCAGGAAGGCGCGCAGGATCTCGGCAGAGGATGTCACGGAGGTGGCAGCCATGTCGTTCATCACATGCCCCCCAGGCTCAGGATCAGGGGGATGAGGCCGAACAGGAACGCGACGCAGATCAGGTCGCCGGCCAGGCTGTCGTCCAGCCGCCGGCCCGGCAGGGTTTCCCCTATCGCCGGGCCGGAAGCCTGCTTACCCTGCGATGCGCCAACACGCACAGGAGAAGAGACATGGCGGACACTCAGATCAGATTGCTCGAGAACAAGGTCAACGTGCTCGAGGCGGTCTTGTTCAGCCTCATCCCGGCCATCAACAAGCTGACTCCCGGCACTGCCGCCGAGACCATCACCGCTCTGGAGCGCCAGGCTGAGGCGGCCAATAGGCGGGGTGATGCCCTTGCCCACGCGCTCTTGCTCGGCGCCGCCGATCAGGTCGGTTACACTTGCGGCTTGCCCGGTTTTGCCAACCGCGGGAGCTGATCTCCGTTCGATGAAGTGTTCCCTGGCCACGGCCGGGTCAAAAAACCCCGGGGATAGCTTGGCTGTAAGTTCCGCCGGGGCCCCGATCTCCGGGCAGATGAACAGCGCCACGCTCCGGCGCAGACGAGCGAACAGCATCATGCTGCCTCCTTCTTCGATTTTGGGGGAATGTGCGGGCATCAGGCGGCCCTTCCCGATGCGCGCGGGCCCGGCTGTGGCCGCGCGATGTGCTCAGGCCACTCGAGGTCTTCCGGCCAGTTGTCGGAGAACCAGGCGATCAGGACGGATGCCTTGCGCAGGGTGCATCCCGCGCCGGCCTTGAGGCGACCGAAGAACTTTCCGTCCGTCGCCGCATAGGTGGAGACGGTCGAAAGCTTCAGGCCCCGGTGTGCACCGTAGCTTTCCGCAAGTTTGACGAGAGTCTGGGTGTCCATCACCGGCCTGTATCGGAGTTTTCTCCGATCAGTTACCCGGAGTTTTTACCGATAGTCAAGCGGGATGTTTTTCGGTATTTTCTCCGATTCGTGGAACATGCCGAAGAAACCCTTAAGGCTTTGGTGGCGCAGCGGCTTAAGTCGCTGAATACAAATGCATATGCCGTAGAGGTTGCAGCGGGCCTGCCCGAAGACACGGTTAGGGCGATTTTGCGGGGGCAGAAGAAGTCCGGGACAACGCTCAACAAGGCCAAGGCTGTCTGTGAAGCACTTGATCTCGAGTTCTATATCGGCCCAAAGCGTGAACCTGCCAGGCCGACGCCGCTCCGCGTCATCTCGAACCTCGATCCGGAATACGATGCCCCGACCGGCTTCGTCGTCATCCCGTGGCACAACGCGCGCCCCGGCGACGGGTCTGCCCCTGTCGCCTTCTCGCGCGCCTGGCTTGCCCGGAATGCCCTCATCCCGGATTTCCTCCAGGCGATCATCCCGGACAAGATCTCGGTGCCGGGGCCGCAGTCCTCGGACACGGTCGTACTGCTCGACACCCGCACCGCCGACCGCAAGGGTGCCGAACTTTGGTGCTACCGGGATGACGGAAAGACTGCGGTCGGGCGGATCACCTTCAAGGGCAACCTCGCAGCGATCCACCCCTCCGACCGAGACGGCGAGGTCCGCATCGTCGAAGCCGCCTCCGCCCTTGCCCTCGGCCTGATTGGCAGGGTGGTCTGGCTCGGGCAGGTGGTGCCGGTGAAGGGCAAGGTGGGGTAGAGTTTCCAAAATGGCGACATGTGCGTCTTGTGGTACGAGCCTATCGTTCTTTTCCCAGGTGGGCGGACTCTGTCCAAAATGTCATTTCGATCAGCTGCGTTTGCAACGCGGCGATCTTCCTGAACCACAAGTCACCGGCGCTTCCGAGCCCGACCCCAAGCTTTCCGCGATCATTCTCTCGACCGAAGCCGCCCCTGACCTGCGGGTGGCGCAACGCCTCGACATCGTGACAGCTGAATTCGCCGTCGGGATGGGCCTTCTCACCGACGTCTTCAACGCCTGGCGCGACGTCTTCGGCGGCCGCTCGACGTCCTACCAGAACGCGCTGAAGGAAGCCCGGAAAACCGTGCTTGACGAGCTCCGCCGTGAAGCCCACGCGATCGGCGCCGATGCCGTCCTCGGGGTCAGCCTCGACTACAGCGAGATCTCGGGCGGCGGGAAGTCGATGATGTTCCTTGTCGCGTCGGGGACGGCCGTGAAGCTGGCGAAGTCAGTCGGATCAGCCTGAAAACCAGTTGCATGTTGCCGGTCGGGTGTTGCACCCGATCTGTGCGGCCGTATCCCCGTTTTTCAATGGCTTACGCGCAACATGCAACTGGCCTGGCAAACTCGCACCCCCATTTGCATGTTCCGAGGCCGCTCAATGGCCCGTTTTGAACTGCCAGGCGCTATCGAGCGGCCATTTATGCCCTGTTTTACAGGTATTTAAACGCCTCCCCAGTTGGTCGCCCTTGGCTCGGTCCTATGCCGCCCAGGGGCCGGAAAAGCCGCCATTCCGGCCTTTCCTGCTGACATTCCCAAAGCCGCCCCGCCACGGCCGCCACAACGCGCTAACCCTTTGTTATCGCGTGTCATCCGGCATCTTCCGCCCTCCTCCGGCGTCTTCCGGCTTTCCTGCAGACTATGGTGTCAACGCTCATCGACCCCGACACCCCGCTGGAAG